ATCTGCAACCTAGCGCGCTCTAGCTCATTGTCACGCATCTCGCGCAGCGCATTCCAATTTCCGCTTTTTGACGCATCCTGCGCGTATCCAGACGCAAGTTTGGGACTGCTAGTCAGCCACGTAGCGTCCCCGTAGTTTTCGCCGCGAGAGCCAGTCAACGACGGATCAAAACCTCTCACGTCGGAAGTGGTCCCATGAAACAACCGCCGCTCAGTATCAAACCCCATCTCCCTAGCCCGCTCCATGCGAGCCTTGCGGGACATGTCAACGACACCCTCAATCAGCATCTTCACGGACTTCGGCACGCTGACCCTCCTGTACCATGCGCGTCATAGCGTCTAGCGCGTCCGTGACGCCGCTTTCGGCTGCATCGTTGTCGATGTCCAAGCCTCGGGCTTCCTCGCCTACCTTGGCCGTCTGTGCGCGCTTCAAGCCCACTTCCACGCGCGCAAGCAGGTCGTCCAGTTGAGCCTTCGCCACGGCAATCTGATCCGCCGTCTTCGCACTGGCGATCTGCGCGCCGACCTTCTGCGACTCAAGAATCAACTGCGCGTTGTCCTTCTGACGCTGATGCTCAAACTCCTGCCCCTTTCTGTCCGTCTCAAACAGGAGCTTCTGCCGGTCAAGATCGACCTTCTCCGTCTTGATCTGGTTGCTCTGCGCGTCCAGTTGCTGACGACGCTGCTCTAGCTGTGCCTGCATCTCCTGCAACTGTTCCTGCTCACTGGACGGAGGCGGCGCAGGCTTGTCACCAGGGTCGGTGAAGAACATTTCGGGCATCTTGTAGTTCGCGTTCTTCACAATCTCGGCAGCGGTGTTGAAGATGTTCCGAGGCGTCACGGTGAGGTTCATGCCGCCGCCCTCGATCATCTCGCGCTGCTTCTGCCAGATGGCTTCCAGGTGCATCAGGTTTGCGTCACGGCTGCCGATGCCAAGACCGATGTTTACCGTCACGTTGCGACGGTTGCGCCAGTCACGCGGGTCAATTTGCACCCAGCGATTGCGGAGTTTCACAACTTCCGCCTTGTCGCTGTGCTTCATCAGCAGTTCCCGCATGTGCAGGAACAGCGACCGGATGCCCGTCTCGGCGAAGATTCGCGCAACGGCTTCGATCTTCATTCGGGAGATGTCGCCCGCCTGCATCATCACGGACTGCTGGATGTTCTTCTGCGCATCAGGCGACAACCCCTCAGAGTCCGACGAAACACCCGTGCGGTCCCGCTTCGTGCGGTCGAAATACTCCAGCATCGGGAACGTAGCGCCAGCGGTGAATGGCACCGTCATGGGCGCATAGGACTCGCCAACGGGACGAGAGAACCGCTTGATGGAGCCAACGCGAGTCGTCAGCAGGTCATCAAGCGTGTTCTCGCCCATGCCCTGCTCCCAAACCGCATGGCTCGGGTTGTTCGTGTGATAGAGGTTATCCAGAACCTGACGCAGCAGGGTCGTGCTGATTTCCTGCACGTCCATGACCTTTTCAGCCGACGCGCGACCGAAATGCTTGTGCGGCAGAGGCTGGGGCGAAATCACATGGAACGGCTGGCGATCTGCGGGCTCGTTGCTGAGAACCTTGTTACCGGCAATGATGATCTGGCGCAGTTCTGCCCGACCGTCACCGTCGTAATCCACCCGCATGTAGCACTCGCGCAGCAGGATCAGGTCCATGCTCTTTTCGCGAGCGGAGTCGTGGCGCTCGTCCTGCCGGTCATAGCGGGATTGTTCTTCCTCGCCGCCGTAATGCCCGTGACCGCCCTCCGACTGCGTGTAAGCCGGAAGATCGTTGACGATAGCCTCGTCAAAGCCCATCTCAATCAGTTCAGTGCGCGGGACTTCGCGCTCCTGCCCGACCATCCGGGCCTTGCTGGGGTCCAGTCGGCGCGCATCTGCCGAAATCCGGTACTCCTCGGGCGGCACGTTGTCAACGCAGCACTTTCCACCCTTGACAATCCGACGAAATTCAACGTCGTGTACCGTCTGCACAACGAGATTGCCCGCCGCGTCAGCCGTCTCCGCTTCACGCTCTGCGCGCTCGATAGGCTCCAGTTCCGGGTCATCAAGCAGGGTCATCAGCTCGGTCATGTTCAGACCGCTGTAACTTTCAGTCGTGACCTGCTCTGACGTGTCCCACCACGCCTTTACGATGCCGTTTTTCTGCACCAGGGCGTCAAAGAACCACGTATACAGCGTCTCGAAGGCGTCGTTTTGCTTGAAGAAGACGTGCGAAATGTAGTCCGACTCTTGGTCCGCCTGATCCTCGTCCTCAGCCCCTACCGCATCGAATGAAACAAGGTTCTCCGACGTGGTGAAGATGCGCAGCAGGGATGGCATGATCCCGTCCACCACATCGGCAACGTCAGACGTGACGACGCTGGAGCTACCTTCCTCCTCGTCGCCGCGCGGCTTGGAAAGGTAGTAGTTCCAGGCGTTCGCGCGTTCAGTCGAAATGTCGCCCTGCGGTGCCCCCATTGCCGACGTAAACTCATCATCGACCAGCGAGAGCAGCGTGCGATCATCCATCAGCGTTCTTCCTCGGGCGTCCCGGCTTGCGTGCGGCTTCCATCTCAGCCAGACGCGCCTCCAGTTCCTCCACACGCTTCATCAGCGCACGCAGGTCCGCTTGGTCCCTCATGCTCATAGAATCGCCACCTTCGGATAGTTGACCTGCACGCCACGCTTCGGCACCAAACGCCGCGCATACGGCAGCATCTGCACCGCGTACCGGGTTGCGCTCATCAATGGGTGCGTGTCACGAGGAACCTTCATTTCGTCTCGGTTGAACGTCTCAAACTCGTCCGCCCAATCCTTTAGCCGCCGCTCGACCTTGAACCGGCTGGTTCTCATGCGCGACCAGACCTCACGAGAAGCAATCTCAGCCGCTGCGTCGCTGTCATCGCAGGATTCAGGGAGCATGTTGCAACCCCGATCCAGCAGCGCGTCAGCAACCTCCTTGTGCGTCCAGGCGACCGGGATATGGCGTCCCCGTGCGTTCAGGCCCTCAGCGATGACCGCCATGATTTCCCGCTCGAAACGGCAGGAGTCATAGAGGTGGACTAGATCGCTGGTCTTGTCGTGGGCCATCCACACGCAGCCGATGTCGCCATCTTTGCGGACGTGAAGTCCGCAGATGCGAGGCCACGAGTCGTCAATCATGCGAACAACTTCTCCAAGTCAACCGGATAAACCTTCTGCTCGCTCTGGTCCTCGTTCGCCACGGCTACAGCCATCGCCAGCGCCACCATTCCGTCAATCCGACCTCGGGACCGCTTCTTGTCGAGTTTCCGGTTGCCTGCCTCGTCCGCTTTCACAATCGCGTTCGCGGCACACATCGTCAGCACCGGATGGTTCCCGTGCTTCAACTTCCCGTTGACCAGAAGCGATTCCAGAACGCGCAGGGCTGGGCTCATCGAGACAAACCCTTGCCCGAAGTCCACGAATCGCTCGTTAATCAACGTCTCGGAAAGCCCCGCCTTGATGAGCCAGGGCCGCAGGTGCCGCATGTTGTGCCGGTCGAAAGCCAGTTTTCGGATGTCATAGTCGTCAAACATCTGCGCGATCTGCTGCGCAACGAACTCGTACTCCACCGACCGACCTGGGGTTGTCCGCAAGTGCCCCTGCTCCGCCCACAGGTCATAAGGCACCCGATCCTGCCTTGAACGGTCGGCTAATCCGTCCTCCGGGAGCCAGAACGTGCTTTGCACCCCGTAGGAGCCCCGTACAGGGCTCACAAGCGTCAAAGCCGTCAAGTCCGTAGTCTCGGACAGGTCAAGGCCACCGTAGTAGGAGCGGCCCATTACGGGCTCTGCGCCGCACCCCTGCCACACGCTCTGAGTCACGAACGGAGACGATGCATCGACCCGCTGATTCAGGATCAAGTTGCGATACTCAGCCTCCCGGCTGGGCATCCGTCGCGCAGCGTCCGCCATGTCCATGACTTCACGCTCGGAAAGCATGTCGCCAAGGGCAGGATTCGCCGCCCGCACCGTTTCAATGTCAAAGGGGTCCGCATCCATCGGCGCGGTGTGCAACTCGACCACCGTGCGCGGATCGTGACCCTCTAGAGCGTCGTCAATCAGAATCGACAGCAGATCACCGTCAGTCGGGGCCTGTGTCGAAATCACCAGCGACAGCGGGGCCTCATAGGCACCCGTTGCCGTCTCCAGAGCCTCGTAAAGCTGGTGCCGAGGCCCCTTAACCTGCCCTAGTTCGTCGTGGACGATGAAAACAGGCGACAGCCCGTATGCCGTGGGCGCATCCGCCGAAAGCGCCCGGTACAGCGTCCCCAGTTCGGGGCAATACAACTGCTTCGCGGTGTCCCGAATCATCACGTATTCGGAAAGCGTCGGACTAAGCCGCACGATCTTCGCCGCGAGGTTGAATAGCAGCGCCGCTTGGTCCCTGCTCATCGCCGCTGAGTAAAGTTCTGAGTTCGGCACCGCTTCAGGCCCGCAAGCGTGCAAAAGCAGCAGCATCGAGCTTGTGGCCGTCTTCGTGTTCTTCCTGCCTACCGACAGAATCGCCCTGCGCGTGCCGTGCGGGTTGTTGTAGACCTTTTCGAGAAACTTCCGCTGGAATGGCCGCATTTTGACCGGCTTCCCAACGTCCTTTCCGGCAGGAACAACGCAGTGTTTCTCGATCCAGGCGATGTTCCGCTCCGCGCGGGTCATTGCTCCCACGGCGGTCTAGTCCCTTCCCCCTTTCTGGTCTTCCCCTTCTTCGCGTCATACGTGGATTGCTGAGAAATCCGCATCCGCGTCGCCAGCGATGACAGCGCACGCCCCTCGCGCTCCTGCATCTTGAGCAAACGGTCATAATCGGCAATGTCGAAGGCTTCGTTCTTGCCGTAATCGTCCACCAGTTGCCCAACACGACGCGCCGCAACGACATGTCGGCAGTATTGGGCCAGCAGACTGAAGTTTTCGCGGTGGAACCAGTCCGCAGGAAGCCGGTTGATGACCTCAGACCACTCCTGGGCCTGTTCCTGGGTCAATTCCTCGGGCGGTTGTGGCCTTTCCGTAGCCGTAACTAGTTGTCTGCCCACCATTTCGAGGGCTGCACCGGACTTTCTGCCTCTTTGATTCATAAAACCTATCGCCTATCTGGTTTTGATAGTCGGAAACTAGGAAAAT